TGCTTTTCGCGGTCCAACGTGTCGGCGCGTTCGGCGGGGTCCATGTCGTTGGTGTCGAGTTGCATCGTTGACCGTTCAACCATTGTCGAATGGCCGTTCTCGTCCGGGCTGGACATGACGGCAAACGGATGCACGCACGTGGGGAACGGTTCGCCCGCGTCACGTTCGGCCACCATTTCATCGTGTAGCGCCACGATTGTTTCTGCGACTGGCGATGTGTAATCGTCCGAGTCCATCTCGACAATTCGGGATTCTGTGTGCTCCGTGTCGGACCACGGCGCGCCGGGCAACTTGACCAACAAAACATCGTTTGCCGTTCGCAAACCAAGTTCGCCATTCAATTGCAATGCGATGTGTGCTTCAATTTTTGCCATGATGTTCACGCGTCATAAAACGCAACGTTTAATTTTGCCGACGTGGCTTCTTCAATGAACCGCAACGCCGACAAATCCGACGTGTAGAAAATATCCTTTCCCGCTTCCAGCACTATCCCAACCGACGCCGTGGGTGCCGTCGATGAACCGTCTGGACGCCATCGAACGTTTTGGTCTTCCGCCTGAATCAATGCCATCGTGGCACCCGTTGGAACGGTCAACGATTCCGACGATGACAAATCGGTGATTTGCTGAAACCCCACCATTGCGATTGTGCCGTCAATAACTTGCTTGCCGGTCATGCCAAAAATCCTTTGCAAAAAAAACGGGCGGGGCGGGCCATGCCCAATTCCCCGCCCGTGGCGAAAACGGAACGTTGCGTTCTGTGTATTTACGAGGTCACATCACCGGTTGCGATTGCTTTGGGAACCAACAGTTCAGGCAACCCATTTGACAACCCGTGGATTTCCACGCGGTCCGGGTCAACCAATTCACGTGCCCAATAGTATTCGCCGTACCGCATGGTTTTCGGTCGACCCTCCCATTCGGCAACTGGTTCACCACATTCCATGTACCGCACCATCGTGCTGTCCATTTCGGTCATAAACGTGACCTTGTTGGCACCGAACAATTTGGTTTGCGTTCCAGCCAACGCCACCCGATTGTTGTTGATGTGCCACGTGACGCCCGGCAGTCCGGCCAACGTCGCGGTGTGTAGTCCGCGTTGCGGGTCAGACTGCAACGTTTCAAATGGCGTGTTCGACGAACCCGCTTCGTTTTGGACTTGCGTGTTTGCCGGAATGTAACGCCACGTGGACGAATTGAGGAAAATGTGGGACAACCCACGCCCCGTCAATTCCACCAACGCGTCGTCCACTTCCCAACAGTCGTCCAGAATGTTGGTTGACGCCGTGGCCCAACTGTCTGTAATGATGTCACCATCGCCAAGCATGTCCATCTGATTCAAATTCCCGGCGGGGATTTGAAAATTCACCGTTTCGGCACCACCAGAAAAACCATGCGTCAACCGGTCGCCCGTGCGGGTGTACGTGTACGAACCACGGCACATTGCCGCCAACTGGAATTCGCGCATGTTCGATTGACGTTGGCGAATTATTCGTTCTTGCTCGGACGTGAACACGGCACCGGACATGTCTTGCGACTGTCCGCCGATGACGCGTTGCTGGTTCATCGCTTCATACAACAGCGAAACCTTTTCCGACGAACGGGGCACCGAATAAAACACGCGTCCCACCGCTTGGCGGGTGATGTCCGTGGCGGGTGCGCCCGGTCTGGATGCTTCCGCCACTTCCCGCGAGTCGTCGAAAATGTCATACGCACCGGTGCGCAAATCGACCGTCCGCGTGGATGGTCCGCCCGGTTTTACGCCGAAAAATTCCTGCACCGTGTCGTTGTTGACAACGATGCGCGAAACCCGTTCGTTGACAACCGCCGGTTGTAGGCTTTTAGATGTGACGGTCACGGTGTGAACCTTTCAAAAACGAAATGGTGTTGATTTCATCGGCGGCATTTCGCCGCCGTCGTTTACGTCGTGATGGCGAACGTCAAACCGGTGCCCGTGTTGGTGCCGAACGGTGACAGCAACGCCGTGACCTTCCACTTCAATGTCGTGGACACGTAACACGATTCCACACGCCAGTGCAATCCGATTTGTTCGCCGGAAGTCGTGCCGGTCACCCGGTCCGCCGACGCGTCATTGCCAACAATCATGTCATCACCAGCGGCGGAAATAACCGCCAGTTCATAATTGTCCGTGCGGACAAATTCAAACACCAACCCCGGCGCGATGGTGGGCAACGTGGCGTCCACGTCTGCCGTTGTGCAAATGAAAACCGTGCCGTTGTCGTCGGCCACAACCGTTTCGTCGGTGGCAATCGTTTCAAATCGACGCGTTCCGGCCAACAGATTGTTCGGGTCATCGTCAAACGCAAATCGTCCGGTCAACGCCATCATGCGACGGGCAAAATGCTCGGCGTTGGATGACGTGAACGCGGTGCCTTCGATGAACAAATCGGCGGCATCCAAACCGCCACCAATCAGCACGTCGGCGTTTTTATCTTCGGCGGTGCCGCCAATGTCCAGCATGGACAACCCCTCAACCAAAACCCCCGCCGGGTATTCGGTGCCGTCCGACGCGTCCGGGTTGAATGCGTACAAATTGCCGTCGGATGTTTTCCTGCCCATCACTAAACCGGGGCGCAAATCCGACGTGGGTGTGTTGCCCGCATCAACTGCCGTGGAATCCACCGTGGCATTGATGGCGAAATGGTGCATCGCTGCCGGACCCCACAAAACTGATCGTTCAACCGAATCGGTCTGAGTGGTGAAACCGGGTTTTTGTCCGTATTGGGGCATGTCAACAACCCTTTGAAAATGTCACGAAATTCGGTTCGATGTTACGTGCCCGCCGCCACCGGTTGACGGTACAAGTCGGGTGAGTTTTTGGTCTGTTCATCAACTAACGCCGACACTTCGGTGGGCGACAATTCGCCATCAAATCCGCCGTCGGTTGGCGTCCTATAGTTCCCCGGACCAGCGGATTCCTCGAATGCGGCGGCGGACAATTGGGACACGTCCAACTGTTGACCGTCGCCCAACGAACCATCCAAAAACGCGGTGATTTGGGACACGGTGAAGCACGGCACTTCGTCGCCCGTGTCGGAAAATTGAATTGATGATTTGTCGCCCACCAGTTTTTGATGCAATGCGGGAGTGATTTTGTTCCTTTGCACCATTCGTTTTAACCGTGCCGACAACACGGCGTGGCCCGTCGCCACCACTTTAGCCAACAACGGTTGACCAAACCCGCGTCTTTTTACGTCGGCCAATGAGAATTGCATCGGCCCGGTTTCCTCAATCGGTTGTTCCGGTTCCTCATAAACCGAATCAATCTCGTCGGGCGTTTCGGGCGTTTCGTCATTCGCCGTTTTGGTTTTCACGGCGGTCAGCAAATCACGCACCAGCGTGTCAATCGTGGTGTCGGCGGGCAACACCAAACCGCACCCTTCCAACAATGTTATCAACGCCTCTAACTGTTGCTGCCCTGCATCGAATGGTTTGGGCACGTCGGGATTGTCGGGCGTGTCAATCGCGTCAATCGCGTCAATCTCGTCAATAGCGTCAACGTCAACAATGTCCGGCACGCCGTCTTCGTCTTCGTCCTCATCACCATTCGCAAGTTGCAGCGATGCCAATTTCAATGCCTGTTTGATTTGTTTGGCGGTCGGTTTTCCAGACGGAAAACGAACGTTGGCCCGGTCATCTAGTGAAAATTGCATGGCGTTTCCCCGTTCGGTGATTTCCGATTGGTCTGTGTTGCGAGGTTTGTGGGTCAATGCCATGTGCGACACGACGCCCGAATATGTTTTCCCCTTGCCATCGCGCCACGTTTTGCGCAATTCTGGCGAGGTGAATTTGATGCGTTTTTCGCGGATGGCGGTGGCGTGTTCCGCGTTCGGCACGTCCAGAATGGATACCGCGTTGCCCTTGCGATTGACTTTCAAATCAACCAACCACCCCGCGCCATGCCTCACCCCGTCGGCCCGCTTGTCACGGGGTGCCCCTTCGGCTGTTCCGGGTTCCGCGTGTTCCAGCAGAACCGGAACGTGGTTTCCGTTTTTGATTGCGCGGTTGGTTTCGTCCACGTAGTTGCGGATGTCGTCACGCGTGACAACTTCAAATTTTCCGCCGCCCACGTGATACACGCCGGGAGACAAAAACTCTTGTTCAAACAAATTTTGTTTGGGTTTCGCCATGCCCCCAATTGTGACCAAAACGGAAAAACCACCAAACAAAACACGCCCGACGGGGTGTAACCCCTGCCGGGCGTGACAGTTGTGGCAAACCCAACAATGCCACAATTGATTGATTCGTTTTGCGGTTTCACCCCTTCAAATCAAATTTGCCGTTCCCCGCGTGTACTATTCGGTCGTCAGACCGCAATGTATCGAACAATTTATTCCAACCAATTTCAACATCCAACCGGTGGAGGTGGTCAACCAATGATTCGCACGTCATCGGCCCGTTGGTTTTCATCACCGTCACGCACTCATCAACCACCACCGCCGAATCAATTGGCGGGCACATGCAATCGCCACCCACGTGTGGTTCGTCTGGAATTATCGGCATCAAGTCGGTGGAGTCGGTGGTATTCCCGTCCGATTCCAATTCTGCCACCCGCCGGGCCAACGATTCCACGCACGCCGCCAACGCTGAAACATCGACGGGTGACACGGTTGGTTGCGCCATTGTTGCGCCATTGTTGCGCCCTGGTTGCACATCGGCAGGTTTGGTCATGCGGATGTATACAACACCGCGTGCGTCCGTCCGGTCGATGGTCAACTGGACGTGTGACCCGTAATCATCCACCCGACGCACCACGCCCCGCATTGTGGGCACTTTGTTTTCCGGCCCCATCGCCAATTCAGCACCCGCGTACACCGCCACATCCATGCCTCCCCCCCCGTTTATTCCGCAAGCGAATCCGCGATTGATTCGCCGGATGCGGCGGATGATAATTGATGCCCCAACGCTTCGGAAAAGAACCGCTGGAACGTTCCAGCGTAATCGTTCGCAATCGTGGCGGTGTACCGGTCACCAATTTGAAATTCCGACGAACCGCGAACCGCCACGCACCCGATGCCGCCGCCCCAATTCACCGGACCGAAACCGATGTCATCAATCCACAATTCTTTTGTGTTGGTGGGCGTGCCAGACCAAATGATTTGCAAAGCAAAATCGCTCGGAATCGTGGCGGGCATGTTTACGAAAAATGATGCCAACGTCCACGACGTGGCAAGCGAACCCGCCGCCACACTTATTTTTTCGGTCGCACCCGCCGTGTACCCGCTGCCCGAAAAAATTATCTGGAACGCACCCGCCGACACGCTGGCGGATGCTTTGTAGCGGCACGTGAAACAGTAGGCTTGATTTGCAACCAAAATGCTATTGTCCACCTCTTGAGACAATGCGATTTCCGCTTGCGAACCGTTGCCCAGCAAACGCACCGACGACGTGTCGTGGTAAAAATCGCCCGCCGAGTTGTCTTCAAAAATGTGCGTCCCAGCGGTGCCCAGCAAACTCCAATCGTCCGGCGTGTTCGCCGTTGTGAACGTTTCAAAATCAGCGTTCCGAAGATACGTTGACACCGACGAGTGAATGCCGACGACTCCAGCAATCGAACCGGACCCCGCCCCGTTGATTCCGTGCTGCCCCGCCGGGTCCGGGGCACGCCCCCGCCATGCAAACGTTTCATGTCCTTCGGTCAATCCGTTTTGGAACGAATCCGCCACGCACTCCCACGACATGTCATCATTATCGAACGCCAATTCAGAATCCAAACCCTTGTATTGAAAATGCGAGTCCACGCCGGAACGCGGCGATGACACGCCATCCAAAATTTTGGTGGTCAGAATCGTGCCTTTGCCGGAACCGGTCGCGGTGCCGACGGCGGTGGTCGAACCAATCGTCACGGCAGACCGGTCAACCGTGTCCGAATTGATTACCAATTGGTCGTGCAGTTTTGCCAACACGGTTGCGATGTCCGACGATGGCGATTTGATTTCGTCCAACACCGAAATGCGGTCCTGCAATCTCAGGACCACGAACCCCAACAACACCGCACGGCGGGCGGCATATTCGGCTTCCCATCCCAAATACGTTGCCGCCAACCCTTCAATCGTTTCGTCCATGTCGGCGTCTTGGAATTCGTCTAAAATTTCGTCACGGTCCGCCGCCAGATTGGTGCCATCCGTCAAAAACAAATTGTAGTGTTTGACCAATTTGCCGATGTCAGCGAATAAGTCTTGTTCTGCCAGTGCCATGTCATTTCCCCCCGGTGCGGTGCCGACGTGTTTTCGGTGCGGTGCCCGGCGGTATCGGTCGCCGCATCACCAACGTCATCCCAATGCGATTGAATCGCCCGGCGGTGTCAAACCAACCGGGCACGATTTGCAACAATTCCCACCCGCCACCAACCGACTCCCGGTCCAGTATCGACGCCAACGCCCCGTTGCCGCCGCCTTGGAATATCAGCGTTTGATGCTCAAACGATTTCGCCATCACACACCACCCCGTCAGTTTAATAAATGCCCGGACCCATCACGGATTCCATCATCAGCGGTTGGCCCATGTCGGGGTCACGCGCGATGGCGTGGTACAAATACACCACCGCATCCGATTTGTTTGGCGAACGCCCCAACCGCTCGGCCAACGTTTCGCCCTTGTACGCTGAACCGACGGTGCGTCGTTTCGGCGTGATGCCGAACTGCAACCCGTCCGAACCATACACCCGTTCGGGCGCAACCAGTTCCTCTTCCAATTCGTCATCCACCGGCAAAAACCACGGCACGTCCGGCCACGCCCCCGCCGGGTCCAACCGTGCCGCCAGTTCGCCGTGCCCTTCGGCCCGTTTGTTTTTGTATCGTTTCGGATGGCGGGGTGTGGCGTTGCCGTTGAACACGATGACATTGACGCCCAATTCAGCCAACCGGTCACCGACGCCCTTGCCCAGCCCGTCCATGTCAACCACGACCGGTGCGGCGGACGACGCCAAATCAATCTGATAGTATTCCCGCGCAATCGAAATAACCTTTCCCACCGTCCGCATCGTGTCCGGTTCATTCCACACGTGCAGCCGTTCGCACCCCTCACCGCCGCCGGACGCAAGCACGGTGGCGTCCCCATGTTCCGACGCGCCAACATCCAAACCGAACGCGTGCACGTCAACACGTTGACGACGGGGCACCATGTGACGTTCCAACCACGTGGGCATAATCAATTGCAGTTCGGGGTCTTCGTCGGGGAATTTCGCCAACCCGAACACGCGGCCAAACCGTTGGTCCGGGTTCGTCATCAATTCAGTAAACCGCTGGATGCCGATTTGTCCGCGAATCAATTTCCGTTTCGCCTTCACGTTCGTGCAATCCAGCCCGGACGCCGTGAACAACCGCCGCCCCCCCATCGCGGTGTCAACCGTGTGGGTGATGTCCGGTTGCGATTTCCCGAACGAACGCCGGAACCAACCCGCCATCGTGCGGGGATTAGCCAACGCCACCGTTTTGTGTGATTGCGTTTTGGTCAAATTGTATCGGTTGCCCGGCAACGATGTCGCCTCGTCAATCACGAACATCACGTGGTCCGAATGGTGACCACTGAACCCTTCATCCGTTTGCGGGTTGGCAATTTTTATGTACCTCTCCGCGCCCGCATCCGCGCCCGATTTCGAGTTGGTGCCCGGCGGCGGAACGGCCATTTTGTTCAACCATTTTCTGATTTCGCGGAACATCACATCCTTGGCATGGTCTGCCGAGTCTGACGTGACAATTACACGCGCGTCCATGTGCAGCCAAAAATACAAACACACGCCCATAGAAACCGCCGCCCCTTTGCCCGCACCGGTGCATCCTTTGATGTTGATTTCGACCGGCCCGGTGTCCGAACAAATGCACCCGATGATGTCCAACTGCCACGCGTCCAACCGGATTCCGTCGGGGAACCACCGCCGGTCCATGTGATCGTTCGGCACGACCAGAAACGGCCACTGTGACTCAATCAATGGAATCGGGTTCCCCGCCACCGCCGCCGTCCGTTGCGTCGTCATCGGGTTGGTGCTCGATGCGTTTGATGATTCCGTCAATTTCGCCAACGCCATTGCCATTTCCACCAACTGAATGTCCGTCGGGTTTTTCATCGTCACCCAATTGCGCAATGATGAACGCACGTGCGGTGGAAGCGTCGAACTCAATTGCGGTTCCGTCAACATCGGTTTGTGCCACCTTGAACGGGGCATCTAGCCCCAGCAGTTCGGAATGTTGTTTCAGCACCGACAACAACGCGGACAAAAAACGCGGGTCACCGACGGACGACAATTGGGTGCGTTCCGCCCGGTTGGTTTCGCCACCATCGCCGCCGGATGTTTTGACCGCACGTTTCTGTTCGGTGCCCGCCTTGGATTCACACCATGCGTCGTACGCCTCTCGCCACACAATTTGCAGCCGGTTGATTTGCGTTGCCTTGGCACGGTCAAACCCACCCAACGCTTGTTCCACCCACATCTGCTCAATCGCGCGGATGTCACGATTGACCGTCCCGACGCCCACGCCCAATTCGGACGCAATGGCGGGTTGCGTTTGCCCTTCAGCGTACAACACCGCAACCCGTGCACGTCGCTCGGCAATTTCCGCTTGTTTCGCCGTTTTGTGGTGTTGTCCTTGTGCCACATGTATTTTCCAGAACACGCCGCCCCATCCATTGCCGCAACGTCACCCGTGGGTTCCACCCGTATAGGGGCGTCGGCCCGGCATGGTTGTGGGGCAGACCGTGGAACCCGCGTGTGTGGGTTCCAATTTCCTCGTTTGTTATTACGCGCACGGGGCGGTTTTTCGTTCAAAAAAAACCGTCCCATCTTAATCGCGGATTCGTTTCGTCACACCGGGGTAGCTGGTGCGTCTGCCGGTACGTCAACCGGCACTTCCGGTTCGGGTGTGGGGTCCGGCACTTCCGGTTCGGGTGTGGGGTCCGGCACTTCCGGTTCGGGTGTGGGGTCCGGCACTTCCGGTTCGGGCGTGGGGTCCGGTACTTCATCATTGTTCTCCCCCGCGAACGAATCCAACGACAACGACGCCACGTCGCCATCCGCCACCACTTCAATTTCGCCCGTGTCGGCGGGGAACATCGCCCGCGCGCCGGTGAATTCCGACGGTCCAATCAACCGCCCCACCGCCGTGGTTGCGGTGTCTTTGTCTTTGGCATGTACCAAAATTCTCCGTCCCGTCGATGTTGCCACCATGAAAACGTGCATGTCATTCCTTTCGTTCATTGTCACGTAAATAAGCCAACGCCATGCCCAGATGATGGCGTGCCAGACGTTCGTCATCGGTCAAATTGTCCCGTGCATTTAACAACTCAACCGCATCCCTAATCTTCAATTCAATTTCATCCATCAACCAGTTCCGCCGTGACGCCCATGTCATCCATCCGTTGCAACGCCACCGCGCAAAACGCCGGGTCAATTTCCATGCCGAAACAACGGCGGTCTAGCTGTTGGGCCGCAACCATCGTGGTGCCGGAACCCACGAACGGGTCCGCTACCGATTCGCCATGT